GTTCAATCAAAGGAGTTAAACTAATATGTCTAATCTAGTTAAAATGGTTAATAACATAATTGAAAGTAGAAAAAACACGAGCGAGGTAGAACAAGCGAGTACTAACTCGCTTGATAGTTCTCTCAACTATCAATTCATGTATAAGCAATTAGAGAGTGCTGTTGAGGAGATAATCATTCAGTACCCTAACGACCCTATCGTCAATGAACTAAAGGCTAAGCTTGTTAATAATCTCAAGCCTATCCTTGAATTACTACAAAACAATAACGACTTTAATCAGTAGTCGCTCTCACCTGTAAGCCTTCGGGCTTACAGGTGTACCCATCACCTTCGCATCAGTACCCTGACACCTAGCTCATAGAGGTACCAAATCTAGTACGAAACTCAAACTTAACCACAAGATGTTGTTCCCACGTTGGCTTGTCGTGATTATACTGATTATACCGAGATTCGTGCTTTAAACTCTGTCAAATAGAAACACTGGCGTTATTTATATTATGGGTATATATTAAAAAAGGGACCCAAATGAATAAAGAATTACTAACAAACGAACAGTTAAGATTAGCTGTAGAAAAAAAATGGATTGAACACATTAAATTGTGCCAGGATAATTTTATATATTTTGTGAAGGAAGTTTGGCCTGATTTTATTTGTAGGCTAGATGCGGATCCTAAAAAGTGGGGCCACCACCAACATATAGCAGCTGAGTTTACAAGAATTTCTAATAAGAAAAAAGGGAGGCTCATAATCAATATGCCACCTAGACATACTAAATCTGAATTTGCATCCTATTTGTTTCCTGCTTGGATGATAGGGAAGTATCCAAATTTAAAAATTATGCAAGTTTCTCACAATGCAGAATTATCCTCAAGATTTGGTTCTAAGGTAAGGAACCTTATGGAGCAGAGGGAGTATAAAAATATATTTGGAGATGTTAAACTACGAGAAGACAGTAAAGCAAAAGGCAGGTGGGAGACTAACCATGGCGGTGAGTACTTTGCAGCGGGTGTTGGCGGATCTATCACAGGTCGAGGGGCTGATTTGCTTATTATTGACGATCCACATACGGAGCAAGATTCTATGTCAGAGTCTGCTATGGAAAGAGCGTATGATTGGTATGTGTCAGGACCTAGACAACGTTTACAACCTGGAGGCTCAATTGTAGTTGTAATGACTAGATGGGCAGAAGATGATTTGACAGGTCGTTTAATCAAGGCTCAAAAAGAACCTAAGGCTGACAATTGGGAAATAATTTCTTTTCCTGCAATACTAGATTCAGGAAAACCTGTTTGGCCTGAGTATTGGGAACTAGAAGAATTAGAAAAAGTTAAAGCTTCAGTTCCTATTCGAAACTGGTCTGCACAATATATGCAGAACCCTACCTCAGAGGAAGGTGCAATTCTTAAAAGAGAATGGTGGGTCCCTTGGAAAAAAGAAAATATTCCAAAACTACACCATATAATACAATCTTATGATACAGCGTTTAGTGCAAAAGAAACTGCTGACTATTCTGCTATAACAACATGGGGTGTATTTTTTCCAAATGAGGATGGTAAACCTGCATTAATATTATTAGATGCCCTTAAAGGTAAATTTGATTTTCCAGAACTTAAAGTAGTTGCAATGGATCAGTATAAATATTGGGAACCGGAGTCCGTGATCATTGAAGCTAAGGCTACAGGAGAACCACTTATGCAAGAGTTCCGACGTATGGGGATCCCTGTCATTCCATTCGTTCCATCTAGGGGCAAGGACAAACACTCACGGGTCAACGCCTGCGCACCAGTATTCGAATCCGGTGGTATTTACTATCCAGAAGATGAGAAATATGCAGATGAAGTAATCGAGGAATGTGCTGCTTTTCCTCACGGAGCCTATGATGACTATGTCGACAGTACCACTCAGGCTGTGTTAAGATACCGTCAAGGAAACTTCATAGAAATGATGAATGACTATGAGGATGAGTTTTATAACATTCCGAAGGAATATAAATATTATTAGGAGATACTATGCCAACAGATAAGAACAAAAATTTAACGGATAAAGTTAAAGAGATAAAAGTTACAGATAGTAATCAGTTTTTGGCGAGAAAACTATTACTTCAACAAATTAAAGACTCTAAAGACTCTAAAAATTCTATTAAAAAAAATGCTAATGGTGGAGAAATCAAACCTGTTAAAGCTAGGTTCGGAGATTTTATGAACACTTTTATTGCAGACGATACAAGATCAGTAGCGGGCAAAAGTGGTGGAGCCGACAGTGGAACAGCCGGAGAGATGAGAAGCAAGTTAGGTAAATCTGATGTTGTAGAGAAAAAAAAAATTAAAAATTATATTAAAAAAAAGGTGGAACAAACTAAAACAGTAATTAAAAAAACTAAAGAAGCTGCTAAAAAAACTGGAACAATTCTTGCAACTCCTATTAAAAAATTTCATGAACTTGCTGAAGAAAATGTTAGAAAAAATGGACCTGTAAGAATATATAAACCTAGAACTATGAACAAAGGTGGCGGAATGGATATGGGTAAAAAAGAAGAGCCCACTCAATGGATTACTAAAAAAGAAAAACCTACTCAATGGATTACTAAAAAAGAAAAACCTAAAAAGTGGATTACTAAAAAATCTAGAGGTGGTGGAATGGATATGGGAAAAATGCCTAATACAGTAAAACCAGAACCAAGAGGCAACCCTGGAATCGTAGAGAATGTAGTTGGTAAAGGTGGAGATTACATTAAAGATCTTATAGACTAATGGCCGGACTTGCGGATTTAAACAAACAAGAAATTATTGAGAATGATCAAACATCCTCAGTACCTGTTAATAAATCTGATCTAGAACCATACGAACCATCAGCAGCTAGAGGGGTTGCAGGATTAGCATTAGCTGGTGCAGGAGCCGTGGCCCTTAGGAACCCTATCGCTAGAGCTATTAAAAAAATCGCAGGAATCAAATTACCCAAGGCTCCCGTTTCACGAACCACGGGACCAGTTGATGAGGTAGATGAAATATTATCTGTAGTTCCAACTAAGATGGATAGAGGTCGAGCAATGACAGCACCTCAGATATCGCAACAAGAACAAATTAGACAAGTTGCAATCGCAAGATCAAACGAACTTAAAAAGCTAGCTTACAACGCTCCACTTTCTCGTGGGGGTAAAACAAAAAGAATTGGTTCCTCTCTTTACGATTACATTGCAAGACACCCGATTGCAGGTGCAAGAAAACCAGAAGAGTGGATTAAAGATTTTAAATCAGGGGGTCCAGGATCTTTTAAGACCGGTAATCCTGAATTTAAAAATATATCACAAGCAGTTAAGAAAGAAGAGATGTGGGATGCTAACCTCGCACAGTTTGATAAAGCTGGAAATCTAATAGGTGGGTTTTTAAAGGTAGCTCAAGAAAAGAAGATCCCGTTAACTAAAATGGATTTATTATATATCGTAGAAAAAGCACCTGTTAATAATTTAAAAATGAGAAAGCTTGGAACTGATGTCAAAATAGTAGATGAAGCTGAGGATCTAGGACGTGACATTAATAATAGTTTAGATGGTATAAAAAACAAAGTTATTGCTAAAGTAGGGGACAGCCAAGAAGCAGAAGACGTTATAGAGATTGTAAACTCAATTCAAAAAAATGTCAGAAAACAAAATGCTTTAATGTACAATAAATTTAAAGAAGTAGAGGATCAATACTCTGATTTTAATAGTTCTCCTTTTGGTGATCTCATAGGTAGCTACGAAGCTTTAATTCCACAAGTTAGACGTCTAGGAGTTGAGGTAGACCCGTTAGAGATAAGTAGAATTACTGAAGCAGGTAAAGCAAAAGACATAGATATTTTTAGAAGACTACAATTACAAAAATCACAAGGGTTTGAAACTAAGTATGGAAATTATGGCGAGTATAGAATTAAAGGCGGGGATGAGTATTTTGAAAATGTAGTGTATTACCCTAAAGAATTACCTATGGGGCAGAAACTAAGTGGTGGATTTAATAGACATTATAACAGTGGTGACAAAGCAATCCCTAATCAGATCTATCATGTAAGAGGTAGTATTAGAAGTGGGGGTAATGAGAATCAAAAAGTTATGATGATTGATGAGATACAATCTGACTATCACCAAAAGCTAAGAAAGGTTAACCCAACAAGAGATAAAGTACAAAATGCCTTTGGTTCAGAAATAGAATTCTTTTCGGCAAATAGAAAACTCGAAAAAATAGTTGATGAAATGAAAACGATTTCAGCTAAAGGGATTAAAGCGACTAGAGAAGACCAAGCGAGATTTAATACACTAAATAGTGAATTTAGAGAAATGAGATCTAACTCACTTAACTTATCCAATATAACAAACAGGGAAGCTCAAGAAGGGATTCCTTTTTTACCTCTTTACGGAAAAGAGAACTGGGGTGCACATGCTCTTAAAAATCAAATTAAGGATGCAGCAGACAGGGGTGTAGATTGGGTAGCCATCTCACCTGTTGAATACTTACACCATGCAAAAAGAACTAAGTATTTAGGGGACATAGAATTTTACGGAACAAGAACAGGTAAAGCAGGTTTTAAAGGTTATGGGGGTAGACAAGGAGTAGTTAGAAAAGATGCTAACGATAATGAAGTTCCAATACAAGGTTTTACAGATCCTAAAAAGAAAGCAACTCTACCTGCAGCAATGGATAAAATAGCTAGAGAATATGGTTCAGAAGTTAAAACAATACCGGTTGCAAAGTCAGATCCTAATAAACCTTTTAAAGTTGTACAACAAGTAGATACTAAAAAAGAATTTGGTCTTAATCCAGATAAATCAAGAACTCAACATAAAGCTGCATTTAAAACTGCACAAGAAGCTGAGTATTATTCAGGACGTTATGGTGGAGATGTTGAGAAGATAATGGAAGGTGATCCTAGGTTATATTTTGATGCTTATGCTATCAGGGTTAATAAAGAAATGGCTGATAAGCCTTTTAAAGCCTATAACACGGGTGGACTAGTCGTAAATATATTTGCATGATATTATAAACCTGTTATAACAATAGGAGATATATCATGGCAAGTAAAAAACTTAAAAAATTTCTAGCAGCAGGTCTTGCGGGATACGCAGGCGCTAAAATGCTAGGGCAGAAAAAACAAATGAAAGAATACCTTAAAACTGAAGGTGGCGACAAGTCTAAAATTAACTACATCACAAAGAAAAAAGGCTTTAAAGAAAAAGTAATGGATGCGGTTAACGTTTATAAAAATAAAGGACTTAGAACAGGTCCAGGACCAAATGCTACATCTGAAAAAGGTGGAACATTAGCTGGAGATTATTCAGGTCTTGGTTTAGGCGATATGGATGGTGCTAAATACGGTAAAATGATTAAAGCTAATAACGGTGTTATGGTTGAATCAAGAGGAAACAAACTAGCAAGAAGCAAGGCAACTAAAATTTGTTAAATGGCTGAAGTAGAGAAACAAAATGAACTTCCTGAAGAAGATGAAGTAACAGAAGAAGTTGACGTAGAAATTGAAGGTGGAGAGGAAGAGATTCCTCAAGAAGAACAACCTGAAGAAGATTTTTATAGAAACCTTGCTGAAGAGATGGATGACCGAGCATTAGGTCGACTGTCTGCTGAACTTATTCAAGATTATAAAAGAGACAAAGTTTCAAGATCGGATTGGGAACAGGCTTACACTAGTGGTTTAGATTTACTTGGATTTAAATATGTAAATAATACTAGACCGTTTCAAGGTGCAAGTGGTGTTACCCATCCGCTCTTATCAGAAGCTGTCACACAATTTCAAGCACAAGCTTATAAAGAATTATTACCAAGTGATGGACCTGTAAGAACAGCTGTCATTGGATCAGACACACCAGAAACTCAACAACAAGCAGAACGTGTAAAAGATTTCATGAACTATATGTTGATGGAGGAGATGGAAGAGTACACTCCAGATACAGATCAAATGTTATTCTATTTACCATTAGCAGGATCTGCGTTTAAAAAGATTTACTACGATGAGATTAAACAAAGAGCGGTATCGAAATTTGTACCTGCCGAAGATTTAATTGTTCCTTATTATGCAACTGATTTAAAAGATTGCGAAAGAATTACACACGTTGTTAAGATGTCAGAGAATGATGTTCTTAAACAACAAAAAGCTGGATTTTATAGAGATGTAGAATTAATAGCAAAACAAGCTGAACAAAATCCTGTACAAGATAAACTAAATGAACTTGAAGGTGTTAAACCTGCAGGAGAAAAAGAATATCAATACAATATTTTAGAAATGCATATTGATTTAAACATAAATCAGTTTGAAAAAGAAGATGCAGAAAAAGAAGTTAAACTTCCATACATCGTTTCAATCGATGAAGGTTCAGGAGAAGTATTATCTATTTATAGAAACTATAATCAAGATGATGATACATCTTCAAGAAAAGAATATTTTGTTCACTATAAGTTTTTACCAGGTTTAGGCTTCTATGGTTTTGGTTTAATCCATATGATTGGTGGATTATCTAGATCTGCTACTCAAGCATTAAGACAATTATTAGATGCGGGTACTTTAGCTAACTTACCTGCTGGATTTAAGTCTAGAGGAATAAGAATTAGGGATGATGACCAACCTTTTCAACCTGGAGAGTTCAGAGATGTTGATGCACCAGGTGGAAACATTAAAGATCAGTTTCAAATTTTACCTTTTAAAGAGCCAAGTGGAACTTTATTTCAACTTTTAGGTTTCGTAGTGGCAGCAGGACAAAGATTTGCATCAATTGCAGACATGCAAACGGGTGAAGATTCACAAAATAGAGCTGTTGGAACTACAATTGCTCTCTTGGAGCGTGGTTCTCGTGTCATGAGTGCTATTCACAAGCGTTGTTACTATGGAATGAGACAAGAATTTAGACTTTTAGCAAAAGTTTTTGCTGATTACTTACCTCCGGTGTATCCATATGCAGTTACAAACGCAGATAGGTTCGTAAAATTAAAAGATTTTGACGACAGAGTAGATGTAATACCTGTTGCAGACCCAAATATCTTTTCTATGTCGCAAAGAGTAACTTTAGCGAATGAAAATTTAAAAATTGCAGTGTCAAATCCACAAATGCATAATTTAAGAGAGGCTTACAGAAGAGTTTATGAAGCTTTAGGTACAAAACACATTGATGCATTACTAAAACCAGAAGTTCAACCACAACCTGAGGATCCTGCAACTGAAAATGCTAAAGCATTACAA